CATGGCAGGGCGACGCGGGGCTGAAACAATATGAGGTCATGAAGTCGGCTATGGGCGCGAGGCCTGAGGGTTTAATGCTGTCGTGCACGACTTCGGGCTACATAAACGACGGAATATTTGACGAGCTGATCAAACGGTCAACTCGTTTTTTATTAGGGGACAGCAAGGAAAAGAAACTCTTGCCGCTTCTCTACATGATAGACGATGTCGACAAGTGGAACGACATAAACGAGCTGAGAAAGGCAAATCCAAACCTAGGCGTTTCGGTGTCGGTCGATTATATGCTCGAAGAAATTGCAATAGCAGAGGGCTCGCTTTCAAAGAAGGCTGAGTTCATGTGCAAGTATTGCAACATCAAACAAAACAGTTCGCTCGCGTGGCTCCCGGCTCAATCAGTGAACGCGATAAGTGGTGAGCCGATAAAGCTCGAGGATCTGCGCGGTTCTTACTGTGTGGCGGGCATTGACCTGTCACAAACTACAGACCTGACCGCTGCGGTTGTTGTGGTCGAGAAGGAAAAGCGCCTGAACGTTATCGCACACTTTTGGATGCCGGCAGAAAAACTCGAGACAAGAACCGCAGAGGACGGGGTTCCGTATGGGAGCTACATACAAAGGGGGTTCTTATCTCTGAGTGGCGATAACTTCATCGACAATCAGGATGTCCATAATTGGCTGACGTCGATGATAAGGGATAACGAGATATATCCGCTCAAGGTCGGTTATGACCGATACTCTGCACAATATCTCATCAAGAACCTGGAGGCGGACGGGTTCCAGTGCGACGACGTATATCAGGGCGACAACTTATGGCCCGTGCTTCAAGAAATGGAGGGGCTGATCAAAGACGGCTCGATCTACATTGGCGATAACGACTTGCTAAAGTCGCACCTATTGAACGCGGCAGTAAAGATGAGCATTGAGCGAGGCAGGGGACGCCTCGTCAAGATAAATCAGAGGGCACGAATTGACGGAGTCGCGGCTCTCGCAGATGCTATGACGGTCCGTCAGAAGTGGTATTCCGAGATTGGATATCAACTCCAAAACGAGGGTTAATCTATGAGCTTATTTGACAAAATCTTCAGACCGGCAGAGGCCGAGAAATCGGACGATGCGCTCCGCAAAGCTCGGTCACTGTTTCAAACTCTGACCGCATATCAGCCGGTATTCACTAACTGGGGTGGTGCGATCTACGAGTCCGAAATCGTAAGAGCTGCAATCGACGCAAGAGCGAGACATATTTCCAAACTCAAGGTCGAGGTCGTAGGCACAGCAAATCCACAGCTACAGTCAAAGCTGAGACTCGGGCCGAATCAGTGGCAGACATGGTCGCAGTTCTTGTATAGGGTTTCAACGATTCTCGACGTCAACAACACGGCGTTTATTGTTCCTGTGTTCGATGCGCGAATGATCATAACGGGGATGTATCCTGTTCTGCCTTCGATGTGCACGCTTGTTGAGTATAACGGCGAAGTGTGGCTGAGGTATCAGTTCAGCAACGGGCAGACAGCAGCCGTTGAGTTCCGCAAGTGCGCGATTCTGACAAAACATCAGTATCGTGATGATTTCTTTGGGGCGTCGAATTATCCGCTCAAAGAGACCATGCAACTGATACACATACAGAATCAGGGCATCGAGGAAGGTGTAAAGAACGCGGCGACGTTCCGCTTCATGGCTCAGCTTGCGAACTTTGCTAAGCCGGAGGATCTCGCAAAGGAACGAGAACGTTTCACAGCTGAGAACCTATCGAGTGAATCAGAGTCGGGCGGGTTCCTGTTGTTTCCGAACACCTACAAGGACATCAAGCAAATCGATGTCAAACCATACTCGATAGATGCTGACCAAATGGAGCAGATACGCGAGAACGTGTTCAACTACTTCGGAGTGAACGAGGAGGTTCTGCAAAACAAGGCTAAAGGCGAAGAGCTGGAGGCCTTTTTTGATGGTTGTATCGAACCATTTGCGATCCAATTCAGCGAGGCGGTAACAAAAGCGCTGTTCTCGGAGCGGGAACGCGCTCAGGGCTCTTATCTGATCGCGAACGCGAACCGCCTCCAGTACATGAGCGTGACGCAGAAAGTTCAGATGGCGAAGGAACTCGGAGACAGGGGCGCGATCCTGATCGACGAGATCCGTGAGCTGTTCAATTATGCACCTCTGCCGAACGGAGCCGGTCAGGTCGCTCCGATCAGAGGTGAATACAAAGCAACGGACGAGCTTGGCGGCTCGGACGATACGGAGGACAACAATGGTTAAAAACGACAGGGAATACAGAAACATGACATTGCAGATCCGCGAAGCCGTGGAGGGCGAAGAGGACCAGCGCAAAGTTGTAACCGGATACGCAAGCACTTTTGACGAGCCATACAAACTGTTTTCAGGCGAGGGCTGGGAATACTGGGAGACAGTGGACAGAACCGCTTTCGACGAGACAGATATGGCTGATGTGATTATGCAGTACGACCATAAAGGCCGCGTATTTGCAAGAACAAGAAACAATACCCTCCGAGTCGAGCCGGACGAGAGGGGTTTGTTTATAGAGGCAGATCTCGGCGGTACAGAAATCGGACGCGAACTGTACGAAGAGATCGCCGGAGGCTACACCGACAGGATGAGCTTTGGATTCACCGTAACTGGTGAAATGGAAGAGCGCGAGAAGAACGAGAACGGCCTCGAAATCTACACTCGCCACATCACAAAGGTGGGCAAACTCTACGATGTTTCAGCAGTTTCAATTCCAGCCAATGACGGCACTTCGATTTCTGCGGATGCAGTCACTCGAAGCATTGGCGATCTGAACGACGGAGTGATCGCTCGGATTCAGGCGGAGCGACTTGAGGAGGAGAAGGCAAAGCTCGAACAGAGGAGAGCAGAGTTAAAGGCATGGGCCTTAAAAGAAAGGATTTAGTTGTTATGACAAAAGAACTTATTGACGCTATGAGCCGCGAAGAGCTCGAAGCAAGAAAGGCCGAAATCGGTGAAGCTCTGGAAAATGCGGATGCTGAGCAGATGGATGCCTTTACGGAAGAGCGCGCTCTTATTGATGCTCGTTTTGAGCAGCTTGAGCGCGAAGCAGAAGAGTCCCGCAAGGCAGCTGAGGCAGTTGCTAAAGGCGCGGGCAAGGTAATTGAATCCAGAAAGGATGAACACAAAATGACAGAAATGGAAATCAGAAATAGCCGCGAATACATCGAGGCGTTTGCTAAGTATGTAAAGACTGGCAACGATAAAGAGTGCAGAGCTCTTTATAGCGACAACGTAGAGTCTCCGCTCGTAGGTTCTGTTCCGGTTCCTACATTCGCGGGCGAGATCGTAGCAAAGAGACTTGAGGACAGCGAAATTCTCAGAAGAGTTCGCAGAATGAACGCAGCCGGCAACGTAAAAGTCGGATTTGAAATCTCGGCTCCGGCAGCTGCCGCTCACGAAGAAGGCGGCGACGCTGTCACAGAAGAGGCGCTCGTTCTCGGAATCGTGACACTCGTTCCTGTTACTTATAAGAAGTGGGTACAGGTTTCGGACGAGGCTCTTGACAGCATGAGCGGCGAGGCTTATCTCAGATACATCTATGATGAGGTTGCTCGCGGAATCATCAAGGCTGAGGAGAACGCCGTTGTTGCTGCAATCCTCGCAGCTCCACAGACAGCTGATGCTGATTCCCCGGCTGTTCCTAAGACTGGCGCAGCTGCCGGAAACATCGCTGACTTTGTAAACGCAAGAGCACTCCTGAGCTCCGCAGCAGAAGATCTCGTTATCATCTGCACACCGGCTCAGTATGCTTCTTATAGAGCTCTTCAGATGGCTGCACAGTACGGCGTAGATCCGTTTGACGGACTCGAGGTCCTGTTCTCTGACGCGGCTACAGCTCCAATCATCGGAGACCTGAGCGGCGTAATGATGAATCTGCCAAAGGGCGACGCCATCGAGTTCAAGTATGACGATCATAGCCTGATGACTTCCGATATGGTAAGAATCCTCGGACGTCAGCCGGCAGCCATCGGACTCGTTGGTAACAAGTTCTTCGCTAAGGTATCGGCATAATGAAGGTCAGGCTGACTAACGACACGTTTGTCAGATTCGCAAAGGATACAGTTCTCGAGGTTTCCGATTCGGAGGCCTCGAGGCTGATCGCCTTTAACAATGCGGTCGAGGTCAAGGCAAAGGCTGAGGCGAAGCCAGCGAAAACAGCAAAGAAATCAAAGTAATTTGTGTGAGGTAAGAAAATGCTTGAACGGGTAAAGACGGCGCTCAGGATCACGACAACTGCATATAACTCGGAGCTGGAATATCTGATTGAAGCCGCAAAGCTCGACCTCGGAATTGCGGGAGTAGTGGTTCCTGAGGAGCTGGACGCGCTTGTTCAGAAGGCGGTGATAACGTATTGCAAAATGTCGTTCGGTATTCCTGAGGATTACGACCGACTCAAGAGGTCATATGACGAGCAGAAAGCGCAGCTGATAACAGCGACAGGCTATACGGACTGGGGTGATGCGAAATGTATGACAATGTAGCTACATTGAAGGCATACGGCACGCCAACGTATGACGAATACGGCAACGAGGTTTTAAATGTTACCGAAAGAGTCGTGTTCGTTCAGCCTAGAGGCGTGTATAGCTCGGAGTTCTATAATGCGGCCCAGCTCGGGCTCAAGCCGTCCCTGGCGCTTGTTATGACTAACAGGGCAGATTATGACGGCGAGAAGGTGGTC